AACCTAGTGCGCCACCTACAGTGCTTGAGTTTTGTGCAGTATCAGTATCAACAGCTCGAACTACTTGTAGGTCATTACCATATTGTAGGAAGTTAGATGCTGTAAAGAAAGATGGTGCTGTATTATTAGTAGGATAACCGAATCTATCAATAAGGTTACCTTCATCTGTGATTTGAGTGATACTAAAAGCTGGACCCCATTGGAACTGACCTACCATACCACCGCGACCTGTTGCACCGGACGTTGTTGTAGATTGTAGCGAGGATTCTTTTATTTCCACTCCTGGTGATAAAAGTGTCATATTATTTCTCCATTTATATTTAGTTATTGACCATCACTCATGTAATGGTCATATATGTGTTGTTTATCTCTTATATAAAGAGTTTTAATTTTTTATTGCAAACTTTATAGGAGTGGTTTATTTTTTAACCTTATCCTTCATAAGATCCTTAAGGCTAAATATCACCTTACCAATCAACGTTAACAGTTGCATCTTTAGCTTAGTTTAGCTCTGGATACATATCATCAACTAATTCTTGAGCTGAATCATATTCACGGCTGTGATGGACTGTATGTAAATACTTAGCAATATTAGCTTTGCTGCCAGTTAGATCAGCAGAATCTTTGCCTTTAATTTTAGCTGTAAGTTTATGTTTTCTGAGTTCCTTTTGAACTGCAGGGTCACGAACATCGCCATACCAATCAACATTAACAGTTGCATCTTTAGCTTCATTTAGTTCTGGATACATATCATCAACTAATTCTTGAGCTGAATCATATTCACGGCTGTGATGGACTGTATGCAAATACTTAGCAATATTAGCTTTACTACCAGTTAGATCAGCAGAATCTTTACCGGTGATTTTGGCTGTAAGTTTATGTTTTCTGAGTTCCTTTTGAACTGCAGGGTCACGAACATCGCCATACCAATCAACATTAACAGTTGCGTCTTTAGCTTCATTTAGTTCACTGTATATGCCATCATCAATTAGTTCTTGAGCATTTTTGTATTCGCCGCGGTGATGGACTGTATGCAAATATTTGGCAACATTAGCTTTACTGCCAGTTAGATCAGCAGAATCTTTGCCTTTAATTTTAGCTGTAAGTTTATGTTTTCTGAGTTCTTTTTGAACTGCAGGGTCACGAACATCGCCATACCAATCAACATTAACAGTGATATCTGATTCGAGCAGATTGCTTATTTCGGATTCACTTAGAGTTAAAAATTCTTTAAAGCTTTTCATTTAATTATTCCTTATTTACGCATATTATATTATGCATTTATTTATGTATTTATGTATTTATATTACTTAATGTTAGTCTTTACAAACATATCTAGCATTTTAGCATTTTCTGAATCTAAGTAGATTTTAACACCTTCCTTTCGTTTCATATATCTTGCGCTTATAACTTTAGAACCATTTGCTTTATTATATGCTTTAACTTTGGCTTTAACATCTGGAACGGCATCAGTACTGGCAGTCAAAATAGTTCTATTATCATTTACTTTTTCAATTGCACCAACTAGTTCTGAGCTAGAACTTGATAAATCTTTAAAGTGTTTTCTAGATAATTTTTCATTATCTTGTTCTGGCCAAAATGTGGTAGTTTTATCTTTAGCATATTTAAAAGTTAAATTTTTAGTATCAGCAACTTGATCAGCATTAAGTTCAATACCAAAATTAACTAGGTTAGCAACGCCTGGATCTAATTCTTTATCTAAAACAAATTTTACAGTTTTATCTTTATTTGTATAGACCACATCAAATACATTATCAGTAACTAAAGTAAGTTCTTTATTATCAATTGCTTTAACGACATGTGGGGGTAAAGTATTAATATTAATAATATTTTTTGTTTTTAGTATTTTGTCAGGTTTTGATTTTTTTGCTTCACTTAAAAGCAAGAACTCTTGAAATGATTTCATGGTTAATTCCTTAATAGTTCATGTTTTAATAATATTATTTATATACATTATTTTACACGAATAAATTTAGTTTTAGTATTATATAATATTTATATTATATTTTAGCCGAAGTTATTTAAATCTGGGACAAAATCTTCAGTTCCATCTGAAATAACAAAATCTAAAGCATTATTATTATCATCTTCATATGCTTCATGTACTTCATTTATTAGTGAATAATCACTGTCATTATCATCACGATCTATGTAATCAATAAATTTATTTTGTGTTGTTAGATATGCAAATAACACTAATCCCATTACTATATCATCATGTTTAAAATCAGCTGCTTCATATGATTTACCTTTAGCAAGAAAAGTAAATAATTCTAAAACAGTATCCCTATCATTTATTTCTAAAAGGTTTTGTTCTATTAATTCTTTTAATGCTACACAGCCTAATGCTTTAGTTCTAATTGTTTGTCTACAGCCAAAGTTTTTATAGGAATCTTTTATAATATTTCCATATTCTAAATCATAGAATAATGAATTAGCAACCATTGCGCCAGTACTATTTAATTCAATATACACATAAGCTTCATTATATTTATATGCAAGTTGTTGTATCTTTAATGGTAATAAAAGTGGGCTTAAATTATTATTTCTAAATACCGCAACTTGTTTAAACGGTTTAGATGAAACATCAATAATGTTAAAAGCGTGATAATCTTGGCCTAAACCTTCTGATGTATCAACAGTCATTAAATATGATTTACCAGCTACAGGTTCTTCGTATATTTTAAAGTCACCATTAGTTAATGGATCTTTCCATTTCATATTTGCTAAAAAGAAGCTACTTATTAATGTATTTTCATTACCTAAGAAACCGCCTTCATGTTCTTGGTTAAATTTATCGGATGAACTAGAACCAATTTGTGTGGCTTTCCATTCTTCACCATCATCAAAATGACCTTTTTCATCATATAGTCGTTGGTCTATTTGAACCCAGTTAGCAGTAAATGCTTTAAACATAGTATTTTCATCTAATGCCATTTCGTATAAATCTCTAAAATGGTTATAACCATTTGGGGTAGAGGTAATACATAGTTTTGAATGACGTCCAGATGAAATTACGGGAAGAATAGCAGCCCATGTTTCTTCGAATCTGTCGATAAAAGCACATTCGTCTACGTATATAAAAGAGAATGAGTTACCACGGACAGCATCAGGAGAGCTAGCATAAGCACCTATTTTGCATCCATTTTCTAGTTCAATAGATTGTTTATTCCATTCAACAATACCTGGTTGTAAGAAGTCAGGTAATAGTTCTAATGCTTGTTTTGTTCTTTCAAGGACTTCGACAGACATTGATCCTTTGTGTGCTAAAATACCAACGGTTTTAGATTCATTAAAAATTACATAGTGGGCAAGATATATAGCAAGAGCAGATGTTTTGCCGAGTTGTCGACTCATATTAAAAATTGTCATACGATTTTTAAATAGTAAGTCAAGCATTTCACGTTGATAGTTACGTAGAATTATATTTATAATACCATGGTCAACGTGTACAATAGCACAATATGTTTCAGAGAAGTAATGAATATCATCACGGCATTTGATCCATTCTTGGATCATTTCACCTGTCCATTTTATATTTTGGTATGCTTTTTTAAGGTTTGGTAATCTTGAATATCGAGTAGTTAAATCAGTTTTATTTTTATAAGTTTTAAAATCATTTTTATCCTTACTCTGGATATTCATTTTTCTAAAAGGGTTTAGATGTTCATATTCTCTATATGTTTTTGGGTACCATACTTTACGTTTTTCAGAATATATCCAATCATCTTCAACTTTAATATCTTTAATAGCTGATATTTTTTCTTCAATCATAATAATATTCCCTTATAATCTTAATTTTCTATCAGATCTTGTTCCTTTATGCTTTGGTCAAATTGAGATCCGAACTCTTGTAACAAGTCTGCAGGAGTGCCTATCATTATATTATTATTTGTTTGGGTATTATTAACATTAGTATTAGAAAGTTCAGCATCTTGTCTTTTTTGTATTTCTTTTATTTCTCTATGCATTTTAAGGAGTTCTTTATTTGTTGAACTCCACATACTCATAAGAGTGCTAAAAACTTCCATTGAACGTGGTGAATCATTTTCTTTAGCATTTTGTAGTGCGACTTGCGCCGCATCTAATATCATTTGTTGTTGATAATGATAGCTTTGTCTAACTAGTTCATAATCAGTTCTGAAGTCTTCAGAAACTAAATCAAGATTAGATTCTATTTCTTTTAAGACTATTGGTTCAATAATATCAACTTCAAATGGAGCATTTTCATTAAGCCCTGGTATACCTGCTAGTTCCATGGCTTCATTAATATTTTCAAACTTAGTGCTCATAGTTTATACCCTGCTCTTTTCGCCTATTTCAGTTTCAGTTGTATGTATTCTATCTTTTCCAGAACTACCCATACTACCGTGCCAATCAACACCTTCTAGTGAGTCAACACTATCGACGCCTAATTTAGTTTTATTGGCATAAAAGTCAATAAATACAGTTTCTATAACAGTTGCTGCATCTTGAGGTGGATATAGATAACCATCTAAAGAAAAAGCAAAATCTACTTGTAAGTATCTTTTTTCTTTAACATCGCCCATAAAATCATTTGCAAAAGAAATACCATCTAGGTTAATTAGTACATCTCTATTAATAGATATTTCTTCATTTAATAGTTCAGTAATTACACACGTAAATGAAGGTTGGAAAAATGGTGTAATTTGTTCAATTAGTGCGAATTGATCTGATAGGTTACGTGTATAAATTGATAAGTTAAAGTCAAATCTATATGGAACCGGGTTCATTTGCATATATGATGGTTCCCCAGTTTTAGAAGAACCTATTTTTATTTCTCTATTAGCAATGCTAGTTTTTTTATCGGCATTATAAGACATACCGGTCATTTGTAGAGACATTGCTGGTACAATTGTTGCTACCCTGGCTTTACGATTTGGATCACTAGTATCGGTTGGGTTAAGTGATTCTGGTGAATTAAGTTTAGCTATAAAGAATTCTTTTTCTTCAAAAGAAATAGGTACTTTTTGGTACCTAGTTTGTCCATTAGCTGAACGATCAACCACGAAGCCAGAGAAAAGTACGCCCATTATAGTGATATATTTTTTAATAGAGTCATTAAAGAAATATTGGTTATGACCTAGCATAATGGGCCTCCTTTTTTAAAGTTCTAAGTTTCTAATTAGAATTATGTGCTGCTTGTTTAATAGTAACAATATCTTTAGTAGGTACTTCTGACCAGTCCATCATATCCACTTTCAAGAATATTTCACAATTCATTTAGAAGTGTATCCATATCTCTATCTTGAGATTCATGTACTGGTTTTTTTTAAAAATTCGTTAAAATTTTTCCTTTAATTATAGAGTCATCAATACTTTAGCAATTTCATTAGCTTTATTTGCTAAACCACGTCTTTTTGCAGGTGCCAATTCTAAAATAGCGTCGAAATCATCTTGTTCTAAGCCTTTAATCACTTCACATAAATCCATTAGCTCTTTAACTGCTTGTTCTGGGCCTAGTTTAGCTTCTGATAATTCTTTTTTTTCTAAAAAGTCTTTAAAATTTGTCATTGTTTTTACCTTTAATTGTTTAAAAAAATGAATGTATTACCATTCACGTCTCTTCTCATTTTCTTTGAAGATTTTAGTCATATCCGCAATTGCTTTTGAATATTTTTTGAATGCTTTATTCATAGCATCAGCTTCTTTTCCTAACTTAGCACGTTGTTTTTCTGATAGATGTTCAAAAAAATCGCCTTGATATGATACACCCCACGCATGACGGTTAAGGTCTTGAGCAAAGCTACAGATGTCTATTTCTTTTAGTGTTGTTTCTAACTCTATAAGTTCTTTAACTGGGGTGTATTTAGCCATATTACTAAAAAAATTAGGATCGGTGTCTTTAGGATTATTTTCTTTTTCTGCTAAAAAGTCATTAAAATCTTTCATTGGTTTTACCTTTAAAATTGTATTTATTTAGTCAGTGTTGACTAAATATTTTACCTTTACGGTTATATCTATGTATATTTATATATGTTAAAAGTTATTATCAAATGGGTTTAAGTCAAACCCATCATCATCTAGTTCTAAAATATCGGCTTCATTAGGGAGAGCTGAGACGCCATCAATAATTTCATTAAATTCTTCAACCATTACTTCCATTTCTTCGCCTGGTATTAATGAATCTTGCCATGCATATTCAAGATTACTTACTGGAGTTAGTTCGGACAAATCATCACCTTCGCCTGTAATATTAATTTCTTCACCGCTATAAACAAACTTGCTAGCAGTAACTTTACGGTTTGGAATAGATCCTACTTGGTAGAATTCTTCGTTTTCTTGTTCAACCCAGTTAATTTCAAAAAGGGCATTAGGTTTAGGGAAATAAATTAGATCGCCTTCGGCTAGTTGATTGCCATCGCCTTGGTGTTTGAATAGTTTATCATTAACTATTAGGTTAACTTCATCATTAACAACTAAGCCAAACAGTGACATTGTATCACCACCGCCTTCCCAGCCAGAGAATGATTCCAAGTAGCACGCGAAAGGGAAGTTATCTTCAAAGACTGATAACGGGTCTTCACCTAATACTAGGTCAACATTAGACATATTTCTGCGGAGATAGAAACATTTAATACCCCACATTTGTATGGCTTCGCCGCTTAAAACATCGTGTAAAGATTGACTATTTTGATAATTATTAAAATTAACATAAGGGTTCAATGTATAGTCAACAGAGGTTTCATTATAACCTCTACGTGATTCAAGTTGAGCAAATAGGTTTGAATCAAAAATAGATTCATTAGTACCATATTCAGGTTCATTATTGAAAGTATCAAGTTTAGCATTTTTAGTATTTTTAGACATTATATTATACCTTTTCGCTATTATAAACTAAGTTTATATAGTATTTATTTTTTCTTTTTTATAACAAACGTGGTATACTCACCGTCGCTACTAATATCAGTATCCCATTTACCACCAACTTCTTTAATAGTTTGTTTTACCATTGTTTTATATATACGACTACGCGCCTCACCACCACCGTACAGTTCATCAAAATCAGCTGATGCAAAATACATGGTAAAGTCTGGTTCTTTTGGAGAATATTCTTTAATAAAGTCAACAGTAATTTTTTTAACAGTAGCAAGAATTTTCATTGCACCTTTTGGTCCAACTTTACCAGTAACACCTTGTTCATCATTACTGTCATAAAAGTTAATCATCCATTGACCTTTGTTATTTTTTTCAGCTTCATAAGTATAAATATCGCCACCATTATATCTGAATAATGCAACAAATTCTTTATCGTTTTTAACAGTATCAACATAATGACCTGGGCTATTTAGAGCTTCAATTAGTTCTAAATCAGAATTTTCAGCTTTTTCTTTAATAAATTGTGTATAACTTTTCATATTTTTATTCCTTTAAATATATTTATATATGATATTATCCATATATTATTCCAAGAGGTTGGTCCAGCTCTTTAAGTTCTTCTCTGAGCATTGCAATTTCTTCGGTAGCTTCTTGATACATAGTTTGGCCATCAATAGTAACACCACCCGGTAATACCATTCCTTGGTTTTTCTTTAGTATAATACCATTAAGCTGTTTAGTAAGTGCAGTTGCCATATCTTTTACCCAGCGATTATCATATACACCTTGTTTAGCATATGGTACACCGGCTTCAGCAGCAACCCATTGACTAGCTGGGTTTTGCCATGTTTGGTCTGCAGTAATATTGATATTATTACCACCAGCGATTGGAGCATGAGCGCTACCGATAGCTAGTTCAGAGTTTGAAACTGAAGTAGAAGTTGGAGTCCAAACTTTAAAAACTAATAATTCGCCTAGAATATATTCGCCATTTACTTGAGCTGAGTTAGAAGTTTCATTAAACCAAAAATCGTAAACTGGTTGGAGTTGGTCATATAATAAGTTTAGGTAACTCATAGTTTGGTTATAAACTTGTAGTCCTCCACCAGCACCAAACATTGCACCACCCGTAAGCATTGATTGATTTCTTCCGCCATAACCAGCAGCCATACCATTAACAAAGTCTGAAAACCAAGCCATAGTAGTGCCGCCGCCCATTGAGAAGTAATCACGACCAACTCTTAACATTGATTCAATAGCATAAACAGGAAAATCAAATTGTACAATTTGGCTATCTAAAATAGTTTGGTCTACTGGTATCATTATATAACCACGGTTAGTGCCATCAGGATGATATTCAGTGAAAAGTTCTATTGCTCGTGAGATGCATTCCATTACTTGATCTCTAGATACTTCTATATTAACAATAGGAGCACCTAGACGTGATAAAATCACGTCTTTTAGTTCTAATGGATTTTGTGGACTATTTGATAGCATTTAAGCAACCCTCTTTATCCAAATTATAACATAATACGGTGGAGC